CCCCAGGGCCGCACGCGAGATTTTCAATCCTCTCAATGCGTGGCCTGACGCTACCGGCCAGGTCTACGTCGCGACGTATCGCGCTGGACCCGAGATGGTATTCCAAGTCGGCTACGACCCCGGAACCGGGCGCACTTGGATCCGTACTCTATCCGCGCCGGGCGCGGTATGGAGTGCGTGGACGCTCCCCGGCGGCGACGCTACCAAGACCCCGCCTGCCGTTATCTCTTCGAGCTTGGTCGGCAACAGGCGCGGCGTTACGCTTCATTACGACCTGATGCTTGACCCTGCGTCGGTACCGCTGCCTGCTGCTTACGTCATCAAAAATGACGGCGTGACGAAGGCCATCTCATCCGTCGTCATAAATGGGCAAGACGTAACGATTTCTGTTTCGGTCGTGCTCGATGGCGTCGTTTTGATTTCCTATACCAAGGGCGTACCGCCGTTGCAGAGTCTCGATGGCGGAGTCGACGCCGCGAATCTCGTAGACCGAGCAGTGCCGCAGCCCCCGCCTACGTAAAGGAGAACTCCTATGGATGAAGAGAAAACTGCGCTTATCGAAGCGACCCGTGGCCCGTATGCCGGAAGCCGATTGACGGTAAGCGAGGCTGAGGCCAAGCAGGCAATCGCCGACGGCTGGGCCGTTGATCCTTTTGCTCCGCCAAAGGCCGATCACGTCGAGGGCGAGGACTACAACGACCCGACCGAGGAACAGATTGTTGCGGCTGTTGCCGCCGCCGAAAAGGCTGCCCGCAGGCTGCGAGGCGAGACGGAGCCCAAGGAAGGGAAAGCGCCGCCGAAGAAACATCCAGAGCCTATGACCGACGACGCGGTTTCGGCGGCGTCTAAGTCGCCGGAGCCTTCGGCGGCGTCTGCCAACAAATCGAAGAAATGAGCCACGATGGCGAATCCGGTAACGCGCGCCTTGATGCGGCTTGTTGGGCGCAGTCTCGAAAGCGGCGTTCCCGGCACTGAGGGCCAATCGAAGGAAGGTCCTTGGTACGTCCTCAACCACGAGGGCTGGCTTCCGTCAGAGTGGGGCAAATATCTCAATTTCTGGCAGATGGACTACGACCCGCTTCCAGGCGGGTCGTCAGCCGTCGTTGAGGCGTGTATTTCCGCTTACGCTCAGACTATCGCGATGTGTCCGGGCGACCATTGGTGGACGGAGAAAGATGGCGGACGGACCCGCCTGACAACGACGGCGCTTTCCCGGATCCTGAAAAAGCCGAACGACTACCAATCAAGATCCGACTTCCTGCTGGACCTCGCGGGCGACCTTTACCGGGACGGCAACTCTTACGCGCTCGCGTTCAGGAACTCGCGCTTTGAGGTCGAATCGCTTCACCCGTTCGATCCTCGCCGCTCCAAGCCCGTCGTCGGCAAGGACGGAGCGATTTATTACGAACTCGCGGGCAACAATGTCATCGAGGGCGGGGACTACGACTTCGCGCGCATCCGTAGCAGCATTCTCGTACCCGCCAGGGATGTTCTTCACATAAAGCTCGAACCCAAGCGAGCAGAGCCGCTGATAGGCGTTCCGCCGTCCGCTCATGCGATGGCTGCAATCAACGCGCAGCGCGCCATCAGCAGCCAGCTTATCAATCAGTTTGGCAATATGAACCGCCCGCCTGGCGTCATCGAGACTGAGCAGAACCTGTCCAAGGATCAGGCAATCGAGTTACGCAAGCGGTTCAACGAAGCCTGGAAGGGCATCGACGACCTCGCCGCAGGCCCGCCTATTTTGGCGAACGGTTTTAAGTTCAAGGGCATCTCGGTGACGGCCAAGGATGCCGAACTCATTACGGCGGCAAAGCTGACCGAGGACGAGATCTTCGCGGTCTTTGGCGTACCGCCTGCGATCCTGGGGTTGACGGACAGGTCAACGTTCTCGTCGACGGAAGCCCTGATGCAGTTCTGGCTGGCGCGCGGGCTAGGCTTCGCCATCAACCATATTGAGACCGCTTTCGATCACTTTTTCGGGCTGAAGGGCTGGCCCGAGGAATATGTCGAGTTCGACACGCGCGCGCTTTTGCGCGTCGCTTACAAGGATCGGGTCGAGGCTATGGTGCGCGGCGTTCAGGGCGGCGTCTACTCGCCGAACGAAGCGCGCAATTCCGAGGACCTGCCAAACGCGAAGTTTGGCGACGAGCCGCGTGTCCAGCAGCAGGTCGTTCCGCTTTCGGCCTGGGCGCAAACGCCTCCCAAGACCCCAGCGCCGGAAGCGTCGCCGCCAGCGTCGCCGACGCCCGCTGGCGGCGACGCTACGGATGAGGACGAGAAAGAGCCCGAGAAGAGTTTGCTGCTCGCGTTTGACAGGGGAGATGCCGATGTCATCGCTCGAACAGCGGCTTGAGGAACTCGCCTTTGGTATCGGCCAGCGGTTCGCCACGCTGCGCGAAAACATCAGATTAACGGCGACGTCCGCCGTTATCGAGATGAAGGCGACGCAGGAACGGTTCGAGCGTCGGATCGAGGACGCGCTTCGTGCGTTGAAGGATGGCGAACAAGGCGAGCGCGGACTGCCTGGCGAGCGCGGACTGCCGGGCGAGCAAGGCGAGCGCGGACTGCCTGGCGAGAAGGGCGACAAAGGCGATCCTGGTCCGGCGACAATCGGACCGCCTGGCGAGCGCGGACTACCCGGCGAGCAGGGCGAGCGCGGATTGCCTGGCGAGCAGGGCGAGCGCGGACTACCTGGCGAGCCTGGCGAGCGCGGACTACCTGGCGAGCAGGGCGAGCGCGGCCTGCCTGGCGAACAAGGCGAACAGGGTTCGTTAGGACTGCCGGGCTTGCGCGGCGAACAAGGTGAGCGCGGACTGCCTGGCGAGCGCGGCGAACAAGGCGAGCGCGGCGAACAAGGCGAGCGCGGCCTTCCGGGCGAGCGCGGCGAACAAGGCGACAAAGGCGATCCGGGCGAGCGTGGCGAGCGCGGCGAGAAAGGCGACAGCGGTGACAAAGGCGAGCAAGGCGAGAAAGGCGATGCAGGCCCGCAAGGCCCTCCTGGACAGGGTGAAAAAGGCGAGCAAGGAGAAAAGGGCGAACCCGGAGATCGTGGAGACCCCGGACCGCGCGGATCGTTCGCTGAGCCCCGCGCCTGGGAAGAAGGGGTACATTACGCGGGGGACCTGACCTTCGCCGAGGGCTCGACCTGGTACGCTCGATGCGATACGGCCAAGGCCCCGCCGCATGGCGATTGGGCTCCGGTCGCGCTCGCTGGCGAGGATGGCCGCGATGGCAGGACCGGTGAAGCGCGCGGCCTCTACGATCCCGTCGGGACGCTTTACCGGAAGCTCGATCACGTCGCGCATAACGGCTGCGAGTGGATTGCGACGCGCGACGATCCCGGTCCGCTTCCCGGCGATGGCTGGGTCATGGGCGCGCAGCGTGGCTTGCGCGGCAAGCCTGGCGAGAAGGGCGATAAAGGCGAGCGCGGCGAGCGCGGATTGCCTGGCCCTCCTGGCGATAGTCTCGCCAATGTCGTCATCGATGGTTACGCGCTCATAATCCAGATGCGCGAAGGCGCGGCACTCACTATTGACCTCCTGCCGATATTCGAGCGGTACGACAGGGAGCGCGGGCAATGAGCTACTCGACCGGCGAACCTGACTACACGGCGCTCCCGATAGCGATGCTCGACCTTGCGCGCTTCCATATGCGCGTCGCCTTTCTCGACGACGACGAAACGATCCTGCGCTACCTGCGATGGGCGATAAGCTACGTCGAGCTTTTCACCGAACTCAGGATCTTCCCGGTCGAGGTCGTCTGGACGCCCGACGTCGTTGCGTCGCGCGCTCAGTGTCCTATGCAGCCAGTCAGTACGTTTACGGCAGCCGTCGACGCGCTCGATGTCTCGAACCAATACCGGCTTGAACGCAGTTCACTGACCGCGCCCGTCTGGCTCGTCCGTATCGACGGCACCGACATCGAGGCGGGGCTCGTTGCGACGCTCGCGGTCGGCTACGCGGACGCCAACAAGATCCCGCCTGCGCTTGAGGGCAATATCCTTCGCACGACCGCGACGCTTTACGAGAACCGCGAGTCGATTTCGGCGATCTCGCTCGACCAGGTGCCGACGTGGCTAAACGATAATCTGACAGGGCTATGGGTGCCGCGTGCATGAAGCGAAAGACCCTTACTGCGGTCGTCGATAATCCTGCCTTTTCGACGAGCCAGCCTGCCGGTGAACTCAACCCGCGTTTTGTGACGGCTGTTGTCAGCTTGCGCGAGTCGTCCATCGTCAGCTTGGCTACGCATGGCGTGCTCGACGCGGACCAGGTAGCGGCGGCGTGGCGCTTCCGTCGAGCTTGGGAAGCTGTTCGCTCGATGCGAATGAGTTCGGCGGGTTTCGACGAATGGGTTGATGCCGGATGCCGCCCGTCAGCTTTCGCCGAGCGTCAGATGATGGCGGCGACGGAACTGCGCGTTTGCCGTCGTCTGCTTGGCGCGCATGGCTACGAGCTTGTGTGCCGGGTCTGCGGCGAGGGCTTCCATATTCGCGATATCTACGCGACGCGGCGTGAGCGGGATACGGCGGTAGACCTTCTGCGGATCCACTTGAACGAGCTTGCGAGGCTTTGGCGATGAATATCCACCTTCAGCCCCCGGAACGCTGGGTGCCGCCAGCAAAGCAGAGCTTTCCGATTCAGCTTAACGAGCGATGGCGTGTCGCCGAGATCAAGCGCCCGCGACAATGGGTGCTGCAACGCCGCGCCACTCTCAGGAAAGGGGACGAGCATTGGCAGAGCGTCGCTTTCTGCCAGACGCGCGCTGGCCTGCTCGCGGCGGTCAAGGAGAAGGTCGAGCACGCGGCGCGCTATCGTAAGGACGGCGGCGAGGATCTCGCTCTACAGCCAGGCGCGGCGGCAAGGCTTACCGATTTGCCGGGCCGGATTGGGTATTGACACGCGCGCACGTTTGAGGGACCACTGTGGCATTCTCCAGCAGATATGAGCAGGCCCGATGACCACCGCCAAGTTTGGTGCCGGTCAGATGGATCAGCTTGTCGCTTTCGACAAGCGCGAGCCGGTCGACGACGGCGATGGCAACACGGTTTCAGGCGCGTGGCGCGAGATGTTCCGGCAGCCCGCCGAGTTCGTTTACCAGCGCGGGCGCGGGTCCGAGACCGTCCTGGCCGCGCGCTTGTCGAACCGCGCGCCGATGTTCGTCCGCGTTCGTGTGTCGAGCCAGACGGCAGCGGTTAATCCTGATTGGCGAATGCGCGATGTCCGGCGCGGAACGATCTACAATATCCGCGACATCACTAACGAGAGTTCTCGCGCGATCTTCGATATGCTCGTTGAATCGGGCGTTGCTGACGGGTGACGAGATGGGCTGCCAAGCGTGCGCGGAACGACGTCGGCAACTCCTGGAAGCGGCACTGGCGCGCGACCTCCGCCAAGTCGGACGCGAGGCGCTGGCTGGTATCCGCGAACTCGCGGCAAAGGTCGCGG